TACTGCTCCCTTCCTGAACTGGAGGCTTGTATGAAGGTGTGGGAATTCATGGAAATGATTCACTCACGCTCCTACACATATATTATCAAAAACGTTTATTCAGACCCATCTGAGGTTTTTGATACCATCCTCAAAGAGGATCGCATTATGGAGCGTGCGGTAAGTGTAACTCAAGCGTATAATGACTTTATCAATGCAGCACATCGTTATGATAATTCTAACGAATGGCAGCACGCATTAGAAGGAATCTACTACGCACAAGAGGCAAGGTATGAACTCAAACGCAAACTCTTCAGAGCAGTTGCAAACGTTAATATTCTTGAAGGCATTCGCTTTTACGTCTCATTTGCTTGCAGTTTTGCTTTTGGCGAACTCAAACTTATGGAAGGAAGTGCAAAAATCATCTCCTTGATTGCTCGTGACGAAAATCAACATCTAGTGATTACTCAGAACATTCTAAATAAGTGGAAGGAGGGCGATGATCCAGAAATGGCACGCATCGCTAAAGAAGAGGAACAATGGGTCTACAAGACCTTTGAGAACGCAGTTAATCAAGAAAAACTGTGGGCAGAGTATCTCTTCAAAGATGGTTCTATGATTGGTTTGAATGACAAACTGTTGCAACAGTATGTCGAATGGATTGCTAATCGTAGAATGAAGGCAATCGGACTCAAACCGCTCTATGACATTCCCGCAAAAAATAATCCTCTCCCTTGGACGGAGCACTGGATTTCATCAAAAGGTCTACAAGTGGCTCCGCAAGAAACGGAAGTTGAATCATACATCGTCGGAGGAATCAAGCAAGACGTTACCAAAGATACCTTTGCAGGATTCTCCTTGTAATGGTGGATGTGGTAAATGCACTTGTTTAAAAACTGAAGATGCTATTAAAACATATAAAGAAGCGGCAAAGTCTGATGATTATATGTTTGGAAACTATAATGGATATGATGCATATAAGGAGGGTCGATAAGACCCTCTTTTTTTATAAATAAATTTACGGACAAAATATGTAAGAACAATGCTGCCAACTGATATTAGAGCAATTAGCGAAGCGTATCAAAAAATCTATGCTCCAAAAGAAGAAGTTCTTGGAGAAGATTTTATTACCGAAGAGCTATTTGACCTTACGGATGAAGAAATCCAAGAGCAGGTAGAGGAATTTTTCCTTGAGTGTGTTGAAGAGGGATATGATATTGATGAAGTAGAAAGAGTAATTTGTGAGCACATTGATGCTTCTTTAGAAGTTTTATCAGAAAGAGTTGATCCAAGAGAAACTCAGCGCAGAAGAGATCAGGCAAAAGATAGACTTGCTACTAGCAAGGCAATGAGTTCTGCTGCTTCCAAGTCTGAAGGTGGTGGCGATAGAGGATCTAGACTTTCCAGACTTAAGGGTGCAGTTAAGACTGCAGCAAAGGTCGCCAAGGCAGGCGCTAAGGTAGCAGGTAAGGCAGCACAAGGCGGCGTAGGACTTGCTGCAAGGGCAGTAGGAACCGCTCAGAGAGCAGGTAGCGCAGTCAAGGGTGCTGCTCAGAGTGGATATGAAAGAGGCAGACAAGGTTCTGGTGGAGGGTCTTCTAGTTCCTCTGGTGGGTCTTCTTCTGGCGGTGGATCATCATCGGGTGGTAGTGAATCTTCTTCTGATGAGGGATCATACTCCGCTCCTGCAAAGCGTAAGGGTGGTCTTCTGAAGAGAGGTCTAAAGAAACTTGTTAGAGGCGTTGGTAAGGCAGTATCTGTCGGTGCAGGTGCTGTTAAGGCGGGTGCAGACTATGCAGTTTCTAGAGCAAGAAAGGAAGAACTAGAAGCATCTGGATTGTTCTCCGAGAAGGAGATTGAGTCAATCATGGAAGCAGAAATGATTGATGAGAACCGTCGTGCTGCCCGTGCTGCTGGTGGTTCCAAGGATGATTCCAAGAAACAACCAGATCCTTCCAAGGATGGTTTCACTGGTATCGGTAACATGAGTATCGACCAGATCCGTAAGATGTCTGCTCGTATTGAGAAAGAGAAGACTAAGAAGGAAGAAGTTGAGTATGTCGATATGGGAGATGAGACCTTTGATCTTTTTAATATGATTATGGAATTTCTCTGTGTAGAAGGTTATGCTGATGACCTTGACCATGCAGAGTGGTTAATGGCAAACATCATCAATGAAGAAGCAGTTGCGATTATTCTGGAATCCTCTTATGAAGATGATGAAGAAGGTGAAAAGGAAATGAAGAAAGGAAAGAAGAGTAAGAAAGAAAAGGAAGAGGAAGAGAGTGAAGAAGAACTGGATGAAGCAATCACCAGCGAAAAGGGTAAAGCAAAAGCAGCAGAAATGATTGCTAAGCGCACTACTGCTTCTGGTAGAGCAAAGTCTGGTCAAGGTGCTTCTGTTGCTCAAATCAAGCACATTAGTCGTGCTAATGTAGATGGATATGGCGGAACTCCTCCTAATCTAAAAGTTGCTAAGAACCCAGTAAAATCTAACTTTACTGGTCTTAAAATGGGAACTGGAAACAAAGCAGCAAGAAGAGCAGCAGCACTTAAGAAGGAAGAGTTTGAAGCATGGCTTGATGAAGCAATGAGCAATTATGATCGCAATCGCAAGAGAGCAGCACAAAGAGCAGCAGCAAGAAATGCTGCTAGAGATGCTGGTAAGACTGGTGTAGTTCCTGGTGTCGGTTATGTAACTCCTAGAAGGGAGAGAGAAACATACGTTGATTCTGCAGGCATAACCCGTCATAAGTCGGGTGCTAAGATGCCCAAAGACTGATATAAAACTTACATAACACTCAGGAGGGGAAACCCTCCTTTTTTATTATCTAGTAACTGATTTTTTTACGATTACTTCACCTTCAACAACCCTATCCGCAATTTCATCCTTAGTAATTACAATGTCGTAGTAATATCTTCCTGGACTTAAAGTGTATGATTGTGTGTCTGATAATGAAAGTTTAACTCTACCTCCAGTAGCGTCTGAAACTGAGGCATTTAGATTCACAGAACTTGAAGATCCTCCATGTCGCTTCATTTTGGAGGAGACGGTATATGAGGATAAATTTAATGTAGCATTTGAATCATCCGCAAGTACAAATGTCTGCTCAAAATCTGTACCCGTATGAATGATTAGATTGACTGAATATACCGCCATTTGAAGATTCTTTAAAACTATTTATTTTTTAAGTTGTTATTCCGGTTCTTACTAAGACCATACCTTCAACAACAACAGATTTCAAATTCGCAGCATCTGTTAGTAAAACATCATAAACATATCTACCTTCTTTAATACCTGCAGTTGTAGAGGAACTCAGAGAAAGTGTTATGAGACCATCAGCAGCACTCGTGATACCAACTGTAAAGTCCGCTGTTTTTGTTTCTGATTCTGCATGTTTTCTCATCATCGATGATGCAGCGTATCCAGTAAGATTAACCGCAGAACCAGATGAGTTCAATATTGTTAATGGTTGAGAGAAAGTTTCTCCAGCATTAATCGTTATATTATTTACATATACAGACATTATTGTAAGTCTTTATTGAATATTTATCAAGGGGCTTGACAAGAACTCAAATCGTGAGTAGGATACCTTTGTTCCGGTTGAAGGATAAATAATAGCTCTATAAGATTATATTATGAGCTATGAGAATCCGTGGAGATATGATGGGAAAGTTTTTGACTCTGATGATATTGGGAACTACTTTGGGTTTGTTTATCTCATTACCAATAAGTACAACGGACGATCGTACATTGGTAGAAAGTATTTCTGGTCGTTTAGAAAACCTCCTGGAAAGAAAAGAAAAGTAAAACAAGAATCAGACTGGAAGAAGTATTATGGTTCTTGTCCTGAATTAAAGGAAGATATAAAATTATATAACAAAGAGAATTTCAATAGAGAGATATTGAGTCTTCATGAGACGAAGGGAAACTGCAACTTTGAGGAAACCAAGCAGTTGTTCCTGAATAATGTGTTGTCAGAAGCACTTGACGACGGATCTCCAGCGTATTATAATAGCAACATTCTAGGACGCTACATGCGTAAAGATTATGGTAACTTTGGAACAAACGCTTCAGAAGACTCATGATTGGGCAGTCGATCGAATGCACACTCTTTGTGAAATTGAAACGTATGA